TTATCAAATAACAATCTGCGAACATTACTTCCAATTTCTGGATGAAATGGTTTCTCATAATAATTTAAAAGAATCAAATTCTTCAAACTATTAATTACAGCTCGTTCATCGCTAAGAATATTAATATCTTTTCTTACTGGATGAATGTTAAAATTCAAATCCAGATCACGATATTTTGATATACCTGTTGTTGTAAATGCAGTAGCCATCTGTTATTTATCTGTCTTTTTAATCACTTACCAATTTTTCTTTATATAAATCTGTACCTATCATAGTATTAATTAAATATGTTTGTGTATTTCCTATATTGGATAATCTACTCAGTGTAGAATAATCACTCAAAATATTACAAGATTCTGCATAATAATCACAGTCGTGTTTTCTTCTAGTCCATAATAAATTATTTGCTGTAAGTGCATTGTCATATAATGATGTTACTCCAGCTGATGATAAATTAGAATATACATTAGTATATCCATGTTCTGGATCAGTTTCGTTTCTTAATGACTTCTGTAATGTAATAACATCTGCTGCAATAATTGCAGTATTTAATGAAATTTCCGTATTAACATATAAACTAGTCATACATGCTAATACAGGTAATGCATTTGCAACATTATCAGTTTTATTTGTTATAACTAATATTCCTCGCCCAATTGCCATTATCTTATTATAATCCGGTGTTGATGGATTATTTGCAGAATTAGATGTGGTTACTCCAGATATATTTGAAGTATGTTTCTTAAAATATGTGATTGTAGAATTGGCAAACGTATTATATAAAGAATTTGCTGCTATACCAGTTCCTGAATTATTATCCCAAAATTCAACAGTATTAATTATACTTTTCATTGAATCTACTTGAGTCTTTAAAAGTGCAACAACATTTGCAGTTGGATCTTTATAATATTTTGTAGTATCAATAGAACCATTAGCAAGTTCTTGTTTTTGCCAATTCTTTAAATCTGATGGAGCATTGTTTAATGTAGTTTTTGCATTTGCAGATAGATTAATAGCATCTCCAAATTTTGTAGTATCAAAATCATAATGTAATCTTCCAAGAACTGTATTTGCCGACATAATAATTTTCCTTTAGATGAGTGTACCAAGCATTGGAAAAACAGGAAAAGTAGTAAAAGTACCCAAAGCGATATGGTCATGAATGTTGTGTTCAAAACGAATACCTTCCATTGATCCAAATGCATCTGTAGTATATAGACCCATCATCAGAGGAGCAGTAACCATTATTGTAGAAGATATAAATCCATCAGTAAAAATTCCTAATCCATTAACTATAATCATAGGTGTAAATGGTGTAGATGCAGGTAAACCTATAAACAACCCACCAAATTCACTTAAAAATCCATATGGTCCTGCTACTACTTGTGAACCGGCAGTAACTTTATAATCTGCAACAACATCTACTCCAGTAACAACACCATCAACACTCAAATCACAAAACATATGAACTCTATCATGTGAATTGAAATAAATTACACCAGTTCCCAATACGCCTCCAGCGGTAACTGTATAATCTTCACCAGAACTAATTCTAGTTTCTTTACCAACAACTCTAGTATAATTACCAGCAACCTGTAAAGTATAGTCACCTTCTACTCGTTCTACTAAATTTCCTTTTATATTTAATTGAACATTACCATCTATTTCAACAGTGCATTTACCAGTTATCTTTACATTATTATCACCAAGAACAATTAGATAGTTATTGTTTTGTATTTTATTTACTTGTTTACCATCTGGATGTATTTCTAAAAATGTTTTACTTTTGTGTTCTAATCGTATTCTTTCTTTTCCGGGTGTATCATCAAAATGCATAGCCGAACCACTACCAAATTCAAATACTTGATTACGGCCATAAATTGGTTCGCCTGTAGGACCATACTTAGCATCTTCATTGAATACTGATGCAGGTTCAAACCATGCATGAGCAGCTGCAGGTGGATCAGCAGGTTCTGTTCCATCATTTGGATTTTCCGGTTCAACATTCTCTGGTGCAGTAGTTTCAATAATAGATGAAGATATAGAAGTTACACCGGTTACACTATCAGTAGTTGTTACTTCTACTTTATCACTAGTAGTTGTGGTTGTAGTTGTAGTAGTACCTAAAGTATTTACAACTGTTGTTGCTGCAGTATTTAATTTTGATGCAAGGTATTGATTTATACCATCAGTTATTGCCATAGTTTATATTCTCTCATAATAACGGTAATCTTTTTGGTTCAGGTTTTCCAGGAGCTTCTTGTGATTTATAACTATCTATCTGACTTTGAGATGGTGCACCTGCTAATACGGTTGCTAAATTTTGATTTGCAGAATCTACTGCTGCTATTGCTTGAATTGGATTTAAAGATATATTTGTATTTAATGTTGCATTTAAAACTTGGCCAGGTATCTGTGCTAGTGCTAATGTATTTCTGAACACTGCTTTTGCTTCATTAAATGTAGCACTCATTTCGGATGTTAATGTTTTAAATTCTGGTCCTAAAATACCATCACCAGAACTTCCAAGTAAATCATTACCTAAAGATAAAATTGATTGAAAAAAAGCAAATGCACATTCTTTTGCCATTTGTAATAACATAGAAGGCAATGACATAATCCAATTAATTACTGCACGAACAATAATAATATAATAAACTAATGCATCGGCTACTGCTTTAATAAGTTTTAAAAACTTATTAACTTCTTGTAATATCTCTTTAATCTTTTTAACTTTTTCAGTTAATGAGGTTGTTACTCCTGTCGGTAAAATACCACGACCAGCAAAATATGCTTTTAATGCGGTACGTGCGGCTCTAACAGAAACATTATCTTGTAAATATTTCCATGCGGCAGTTCTTCTTACGTCAGCACTGATATCACATACATGCGCCAAATTTTTATTAGTTAATGATGTTAATGTGTTTTTAGTAGTAATTGCAGCATTTGGTGTGTTTGAAGGTATCCCTATAGCACCAGAAAGAACAACTCCTGCTGGTGGTAACGGTGGATATAAAGCAGATGGTCTATACATTTTAAGCAGCCTCTCCTGTAGTGGTTGTAATACCTGGAATAATACCTAATACAATTGGTTGCATTGCATGATGTCCATCTAAATAAAAACCAATAACCCAGTCTTTAGGTCTTGCATCAATTGTTTTTCTACTCATATTTGCAGAAACTATACATGGAGCCCAAGGTAAACTTTCGGATGGTGCTGCCGTTTTATCAATACTATCTTTACCTATAACACGTATTCTTACTTTACCTGCTTTATCTGGATCATCAATACTTTCAATAACTGCAACAAACCAAAACATGTTAGCATTTACGCCCGGAAAACTAGAAGTTGTCATAAAAAATTATTCCTCCACAGGTGTATAAAGTTGTTTCTTATTAGTAGAATCAGTTGATATTTCAAGAATTGTTTCATGTCTATCATATTTAATAATATTCCTACATGCTAGAACTATATATTTTCCACTTATAGAATCATCTCTACTATCAGATTCCATATTTTGCGCTCGACTTGATACTAACAAATCAACAACAGAACCACACATTAAATTGAAGTTACCTGGCATGACTAATTTAATTCGCTTTGCTGTATATTTACGCATCAAAGCTGGTCTTTCGGTTAGATATTTTGTTGAATCATCTATAGTATTAAGAAAAGTTGGATTATTAGTTTTTACCCAATCACCAATACCAGGAACTGTTCCAATTTTATAATCTACTCTAGTGCATAAATTTGCATCTATTGATTCTGGTATAGGTGGTAATTCTGGTGTTTTATTTAATTGTGTAGACGTATTATTAATAGTTATTGGACCAGTTGTTTTACGATGCGTAACTCGGTTCAATATATCCACAAAAATACCTGTTGACCCATAATACCCACTTTCAATATTTTTACGAACATCAAATTGTGAAATTACTTCCATATGTCTTGCACCATTATACGATTCTTCTCTAGTTACTCCAAACAATTTTGGTTCATAATTAATTTTAACTGACGGTAATTGTTTTGCAATATTAGATAATGAACTAAAA